ATCTATTGATATTGAGTTTCTACTTACTCCGTTGCCTAACACAAATGCTGTCATAAAAAACCTCCCTAGTATGTACCAGGAAGGTTGCAGGCTAGTGTAATTTTGATTAGCTTGTGTAGTTTTCTACAATAGCCAACGGTACTGTTGTGCCAGTGGTGCCAGATTTGATTTCTGTTCCCTCATCTGTGAAGAAGTTGGTTAGATATCGCACAGGTGGAGTTGAATAGTCTTGCGCATACTTGTTGGTGAGCTTGCTGATTAAAATGTCAGTGCTGTCACCATTAAACATTGCAATGTTCATGTTACCTGAAGTTAATGATGCTGTGGCCTCGTTGGCCAATGTGCATACTCCAACCAGGAATGCAGTCCCGGTGCCTGATCCAGCAGCAGTGGCTGTAAATATATCACCGGCACCAGGTGTGGATTTTGATGCACCGCATTGAGTCCAGTTGGTTGAGCCCACGGTTGCAATAATATAACTATTGCCCACAACTAAATCTTCGTCGGCTACTGCCACATTGGCAGCTACCAAATATTTGGTGGCTCCTTTTTGTGTGATAATAAATCCAGCTCGTTCTTCTGAATCTTCGGCAATATAAACTTGCACACGTACCACGGGGTTGGTACTGGTAGCTACACTACTGCCACCGATTGCATTTGCTCCGCCAACTACACCTAAAAACTGTGTGGTATTAAGAGTTGCCGGATACACTGGGTTTTCTAGCTGATCAAAGCTGTTGAAACCAATATCTTTGGTTGTTGTTTTTTTAATTTTTAGAGGACGACCCATTTTGTTTTCTCCTTAAAGAAGTCCGATGCGGGTTCTAGCCGCTACGCTGTTGGGTTTAATCATCAGCATAAAACACAGAATTGCGTTGACATGTATTTATTGTCAAACAAATATTTTGCCGCACAGTAAAGTCTGTAAATATTAGCATGACTGCAAACGAACTAATAGACCAAGGCAACGAACTACGCGGATTACGCCAACCCGAACAAGCACTTGCTTGTTATGCACAAGCATTTACCCTGGATCGAAAAAATCCAGCGGCATTCAACAACTATGGCAATGTATTGCGCGAAGTTGGAGACCCCGAAGGCGCAATTCCTTTTTTAGAATATGCTGTTAAACTAGCACCAACTTATGTCACAGCGCAATTTAATTTGGCTATAGCAAATTTACTCAGTGGCAACTTGCAACGTGGTTGGCAACTCTATGAAAGTCGATGGAACTACGAGCATTTAGCAGGAACTTTACCTAAATTTACTCAGCCACAGTGGCGTGGTGAAGATCTCAAAGGCAAAACTATTTTAGTTGTTGGCGAACAAGGGCACGGTGACAATGTACAATTTGTAAGATTTATTTTTAATTTACATGCTGCCGGTGCGACAGTGAAATTACAAGTCACTGAACCATTGATTCCATTGTTGAATCAATCTAATCTGTTGAGTTGGGTAGGAGGATATGATGAGGATCCTGGCGAGTTTGATTATTGGGTTCCTATTATGAGCTTGCCTGGTCGACTGGGAATAACATTAGAAACCCTGCCAAAGATACTGGGTTATCTTGGAGCCGAGGCTGGCCGAGTGGCCGAGTGGGCAAAGATATTAGGTGCAAAGAAAAAAATTCGAGTGGGATTTGGGTGGAGTGGACGCAGAGACTCCTGGTTGAATGGTCACAAAGGCATGCCGTTTGAATACATACTAAAATTAATTGAACAGCATCCTGAACATGAATGGATAAATTTACAAGCTGATGCAACTGACGAAGAGACCACCAAGTTAGTTGCTGCCGGAGTACAAGTATATCCTGGGTCAACCAAAAACTTTGCCGACACGGCTGCGTTAATGCATCATTTAGATTTGGTAATTTCAGTTGATACTGTAACTGCGCATCTAGCAGGTGCACTATCTAAGCCGGTATGGATTATGCTGAACAACTATGCAGTTGATTGGAGATGGTTAATAGACAAAAACACCACCAGGTGGTATCCATCAGCAGTGTTGTTCAGACAAGATAGCATGGATAACTGGGATTCAGTGTTAACCAAACTTAATCAACATCTTCGACTTTACAAAATTTAAAGTATTTCCCAACTCATGCTGTAAGTGTAAGCAAATACTGGAGAGGTTACAGTATTGCTTTGAAATTCATTGTTGCTGTTTTTGCTAGATGTAGCTTCAGTGACACGACAAAAAAATTCATGCCCCGAAAACGTATCTATTGCGCCTCCAGTGACGTCTGCACCTTGAATTGTATATGTTGCGTAAGTTGTATTGTAAGATAACAAATTGGGCTTTGATATTCTACTGCCCAGATCAGTCTCAGTTAATCCATCATAGATTACACCAAAGCTGTTATAGCTGTTGCTATTTTGTTGACGAGTAACCTGCCATTGTCCCTGTATTTGAATTCGACATTGAGTTGCTGGATATGTTATTAATGTGTCTGGATCTGTGTAGCTTTGTAAAGTGTTGCCAATTACTGGAATAGTCCAGTTTGTTGCTGACAAACTTAATAGTCCTCCACTCAGTGGTTTAACTTGTGCACCTGGTGATCCATAATCAAATTCACCGTTATATGCTGTGTCTGGCCAACCAAGGCTTAATCCAAAAGTAATTCTATCATTATAACCTTGTTGACTAAATCGCCAACGACCCTGGGCATTGATGTTAAGTCCAGTTGATGCAGTTAACTGCGCCGAACCAGAGTATCCTGGTGGAGTATAAAATGTATTGGGCATAATGTATTTAATCCAACAAAAAACCCGCCGAAGCGGGTTCTTGTTTGGTACAATCTCTGATTAAGAGAAAGACAAGTTAGATACAGCGATCTCACCAACATAGTCACCGGCGTTACCGAATGAAGATGCAGTGTTTGTCAACTCAATGTAACCATAACGAGTCATAAATGACACGACTGGTTCAAATGTAGTTGGATCAAGTACAACACCACTGCTCATCAAAGGAATGTATGGGCAGTAGAAAGCGGCTGCGTCAGCTTCGCTTGAACCTTTGTAACCAACCAACACAGGTGTTGAGTCAGATGCATAAGAGTCAACGAACACACGCATAGCGCCGTTCAATGTACCAACAAACTTGGTGTTTGTAGGAGCTTCAAATGTACCTTCTGTAGTACGTGCAAATGCGCTAGTTGTAGCAGATTGCAATACTGTCAAAGATGCTGGAGAAACAACAGCCCAGTTACCTGCGCCACGACGTGTGCGTTGAGCGATCAAGTTAGCAACACGGTTAACTAGAACTGCCAATGCGGCATGCTCGTCACCAACGAATGTAGCTGTACCTGAAACGGTAGCCTGGTTGTATGTGAACTCAGTCTGAGCCAATGAGCGCAAGCTCAATAGGATCTCTTGGTCAATTTCAGCAGTAATTTCTTGTGCCAAAGCAGCCATAATTTCTGCTTCAACGTCGATACCATGCATGGCTTGTGCGTCTTGAGCAGCTTCAAAAGTCCAACGAGCTTGCAATTTGCGAGTCTTGGCTTCAACAGCTTGTTTCAAGATCTGTACAGAGATCTGACGACCACCGTTACCTTCCATGGTAGCAGTTGGCGAACCAGCGTAACCTTGGGCGGCAGTTTGTGTAGTGGCAGCGTTATCAGCACCGCGAGCGCCAGCAGAGTATGCAACAGCGATCTTGAATGGTGACAATGCTTCTTCACCAGCAACTACAGAAGTAGCGGCTGCTGTTTGGTCTGTCATTGTAGATGCATAACGCACACGTAGAGTGTGAATCTGACCTACAGGACCTGTCATGGGCTGTACACCAACAATTTCGTTGGCAATAACAGTTGGCATAACACGTCGAATCACCGGCAGAATAACACGATTCAGCGTAGCGATATTACCAGAAACAGTAGAACCAGCGCTGGCATTCTCTTTCAGGTACTTGCGAGTGTTTTCTAAGATAACACTCATTGAGTTGCGACGATTGCCTTTGAGGCCTTCCATAAGGGCTTCTTTGGTCTCGTCCCAACGGCTTTCTAATAGTTCTTGTGACATTTATGTCCCCTTTTCTTTCTATTATAGACCAGCCAGGCGCTTGAGATCAATCACATTACTGCGATCTTCTACTTGTTGCGCGGCTGGCACGGTTTTATCACCAGTTACTTCGCGTACACTTTCACTAATTACCTTGTGGGCTTTTGGTGCTGTGTCAGCTAATACTGCTGGTAAGTACTTTTCGTAGGCGCCTTTTAGACGAGATGTCTGTACGCTTTCTAAAAGATTTTTCATGACCGAACGCTTTTGCTCATTAAGAGGTCCAAGCAATTCTTCCATTACGTTTGCACGTACATTGGATTCTTTAATCATATTAATTTCACGCTCTTTAGATTCTACTAAGGTTTTGGCCTTTTGTACAATCTTTGTAGCTTCACTTAACTGCTTATTTTTTTGCGTAATAGCTTGGTTAAGCTTGCGGACTTCGGCATTCTCATTGAGGTGAGTATTACCAAATTCAGCGGCATACGCTTCAAAAATACGTCGACCAAAATTGTTCTCGCGAGCAATTTTAATGTCTTCGTGCAATTGAGTAAGTTCTTGCTTGAGATGCTGGCTTACAGCCTTGCTCATTTTTCCAGCACTTTCCTTTATGAAACGTGCTTTCAAACTCTCGAGTTTATTACGTGCTTCGCTGACTAGACGAACTTTGGTTTCCACCAAGTCTTTCTTGTCTTGTGCAAATTCTGTAATTTCTTCGGCAAGTGCTTGCACCACAAATTTTTCTAGTTTTGCTAGACCTTCGTTGTGTTGCTTGCGGTCTTTGCGTAGTTCGCCAATTTCTTCAGCTAATTTAGCTACCATAAAGTTGTTAAACTTTGTTGTATCTTCTTTAATCTTAGCCTGGAATTTAACGCGATCTTCAACCAGTGACTTCTTTTCGGCTGCCACTGCTTGGATCTCTGCGGTGAGACCTTCTGTTACCATGCGATCTAGAGCTTCTACCATGTTGTTTTTGTCATGCTCATAGCGATGTGCAAACTCTTCGCGGAGTTCTGCACGGACCTGTTCGCGAGCCTCAGTCATCTTGGTTTCCCAAGCTTCTGAAATCGCAGTGCGAGTTTCCTCGTTGATCAGGTCGCTATCTAGCAATGGTTTGATTGCGTCTAGCATCAATTTCTCCTTAGATCTTGAGATCTTTGATGAGTTTTACGACTTCACTCTTCAAATATCTCTGTACTTTGTTGTCCTGGCCAGCGTCGCGAGCTATTTCTAGTACACGATGTCCATATTTCATATTCATCAAGCCTTCGTAAATGGCTTTGGGGTATGCATTTGGGGCACTGGGCTGGGCAACCACATCCACAGTGACTATTTCAAAGTCACTGACATGTCCGTTTGCTTCGTTAACGTTACCGCTACCTCGGCTTGAAACGCCTAATTTTACACCACTTTCCAGCATGGTTTTAACCAGCTGACCCATTGGGGTAGGCAATATTTTAAGTTTTCCAAATCCATTGGGACCATCCATCCACATTTCTGTGATCATATGGCTTACTCGATCTAGATTAACTTTTAAATCATCGGGGTGATCAACTTCACCAAGAACTGAGTGTCCTGTGTTAAGTTGTTCGTTTAAAGTTTTAACTGCTCTCTCAATTTCATCAACAGGGTATATACGCTCGTTGGCATTACGCACGCCGCCTTGTATGCATATACCTTTCATGTAAAGATCCTTGCCGTCGGTGCCTTCCACAATCATGCGGGCAGCATCAAAGGTCAAGTTTTCTTTTAAGTAAAGAGCCATTTACCTAGCACTCTTATTGAATAACAGCTTTGTTATTAACACCGGCAGCCTGGCCCAATTGTGGCTTAGTAGCTGGTGTAGGTTTCTGTGTGCTTTGTGCAGGTGTGTTACCAACTTTACCAATCAACTCTTTAGTAGAGTTTTTGTAAGCTGGACTGTCATGCTTGCCACCTTCGCTGGCACCAGTGTGTACTGGTCGAGCCATTGCACCACGTGCACCACTGTTAGCGGCTACTGGGCTTTTCTTTTGGCTGGCTTCTTCTGTGTTGTTTGGCTTGGCAACAGCTTTTAAACTAACGTTTTCGTTGAACATGCCTTCAGTTTCAAACTCAGTGTCGTCAATTTCTTCTTCGCCACTCATGCCATCGCCCATGTCATCAGCAGACATGTCTGCAATTTCTTCGCCGTCCATGTGGCCTTCGCCAGCTTCGTCGCCCATAAGAGCTTCAAATTCTGCCATTAGTTCGTCTAGTTTATCTTCAAGATCAACTACACGATCTTCTAATCCTTCTTCGCCACCTTCCTCGGTGTCAACATCTCCCATGTCAGACTCTTCGCCTTCCATGCTCATGCCTTCTTCTTCAACTTCAACATCATCAATAAGATCGTCAGCTTGGTCGCCACCAAGAGTTTCGTCAAGGTCTTGGTCCATAGCTTCGTCTAATTCTTCTTCAGACTCGTCAAGGTCTTCGTCTTTGGCTTCGCCAAGTTCTTCTTCATCCATCATGTTTTCATAGATGGTGCGGCTTTTTTCTACTACAATTTCATGAAAAAGTTCGCGGGCTTTTTCTGCGTCATCATTGATGACGTATTCAACTAGTTGTTCAAATTTATTCATATAGCTTCTCCAAGTGTAAGTGGCTCGTTAACTATTTACACATAATGAATAAAACCCACTGATTACTGGTGGGTTTTATTAAATTTTTATTAAAAAGTTAAAAATGTTAAGCAACTGGTTGAGCTGGAGGGGCATATTGTTGTTTTACTCGTTTTAATCGTTCTTTAAATTCAAAAGATCTTACATCGTTGAGTCGGCGCAGTTTGTTGATCTGCCTAAGAGTAAGTTTGGTTTTTCTTAAGTCGCCAAGTTTGGGCTGGCTGTTATCTTGAGAAACATCCTGATATTCTTCTTTTTCTCGATGATATAGTTCTAGTAAAATCATAGTGTTATTTATGCAGTTCCGGTAGGCCCAGCGCCTGCCGCAGGCTGCTGTCCAGATGCGGGTGCAGCCATGGTTTGATCAGCGCCAGGTTCGCCAAGATTTGCAAATTCATCACCAGTAGTAATATCACTTTCCAAATCAGCAGGCGTGACTCCCACACTACGTAAATCTTCGCCAGTGGATGGCGGTAATTCAGGTTCTGCACGTTCTTCGTGCCACATTTCTTCGTTCTCCTGAATTTCTTCTTCTGTTAATCCTAGATATCTTTTTAACAAAAATCTTTTGCTCAGATAGTTGATGGGTTCTAATGCTTGAAAAGTGGTGACACGGGTAGTATCAAGCTCAGCTTCGCGATAGCTGGCAAAATTCTGCGGTGGGTTGAACGCTACATTGAACAATCCTGAGTCAATGTTAAATCCGCGCCAACGCATGAACATTTTAAATTCATCATCTAGTTTTTGCACCACTAATCGCTGTAATCGTTCGCAGTACTGGTTAAAACGGTATTCTTGTATAAGTGCAGTGCCCACACGACCGTCATTCATAGGGCGATCGCTGTCGTCTGGACCTGTGGGCAAGTAACTGCTGGGCACACGTAGACCACGGCACATCTTGTTGTTGAAATACTTCAAGTCATCAATTTCGCCAAGGTTGGCACCACCGGGCAACGTATCTACACTACTTCCTCGGCCATCAGCTGTTTGTGGGAAAAAGTAATCTTCGTTGATACTAAGAGGATTGTAACTACTATCCATTATGTTGGCGCCGCCACCGGTGTGACTGGGGATTCTGCGCTGATGTATCTCGTTTTTGACACGTTCAACAAAGGCCATGGCCATGTGGCTTGGCATGTTTCCCACGTCAATCTTAAACACTCTACGTTCTGGAGCACGGGCAACACGATATATTAAAACACTGTCTTCTAACAGTTCTTTTTGTTTGAATACTCGAAAAATTGTTTCCAATATACTTTGTCCAAA